ACCATCGTGTACTCTAAGCGTATCTTTTTGCGTGTCTATACTTACTTCACCTAAGGCACCAGTAAAAGCATCATTTTGTGCTGTAGTTCCTCTTCTAAATTGTAATATTGTTGGCATCTAAAATTCTCCTATTTGTATTTATAATATTTTTACTATGATAACGCTCCTAAATCAATACTTACTGAACTTCCGGAAGGGTCCATATAACTATATAAATTTTTACTTAGGGACACTCCAAAAGCGTCAACTCCTGCGGTCTCAAAAGGGGTTTCTTGTGTTGTTTGTGTTGGATCATAACTTAAATCAAAATTGCCATCAGAAGCTGGGGCAGTAGTAAGTGTTGATTCAGCTAAATCTGTAGCAACATCTGAAAAACTTAATGTACCACTTCCATCAGTAGTTAACACCTGACCGTTAGTACCATCACTAGCACTTAACTTAACCTCTAATGTGTTATTACCTGAATTTAATACGGTTGTGATACCCAATCCACCAACAAATCCTAATGTGTCAGAACCTAATGTAATTATACCTGATGTAGAACTATCATCACTAATTGTTAAATCTGTAGAAATAGCAGCTGTTGATGCGCTTGTAATTCTACCTTGTTGATCAACTGTAATCGTAGGAATAGCAGTTGAACTACCATAAGAACCTGGAGTGACTGCAGTATTTGATAATTCACTTGGACCAATATTAGTAATTGTGTTATTATCAGCGTCAATAGTTTTGTTTGTTAAAGTATCTGTTGTTGCTTTACCAACTAATGTGTCAGTAGCATCTGGAAGTGTAATTGTTCTATCAGCAGTTGGATCACCTGCAGATAAAATTAATTCATTTTCATCACTAGTTGTACCTTCAAAAGTAAATGAATTTGTAATTTCAATTGTTGTTGAATTAACTGTTGTAGTAGTACCATTTACTGTTAAATTACCTGTAATGGTTGTATTACCAGATACTGTTAAATTATCATCTACTGTGACTGTTCCACCAGCAGAATCAATTGTTAAATTACCTGAAGATGTATCAATTTCATTTGCACCCGTGACACCTATTTGAACATTTCCTAATGTCGAACTGCTACTTGAAATTGTTCCTGTAATTGTACCAGATACTGTTAAATTACCTGTGACTGACAATCCATCGTCAATAGTAATTAAACTTGAATCAGATGATGAAATTGTTGAACCACTAATTTGAATTACTGAATTTTGTACTGCACTAGTTCCATTACCCAAAAGAATTGAATTTGCTGTAAGTGTATTTGTACCTATACCACCATACGTGACACCTATAAATTCACCAGATTGAAATTCCGCTAAACCTGTGGCTGTTCCACTTTCATTAAAGACCGTTCTTATTGGTGTTTTTTCTGCCATTTTTTATCTCCTAAAATAAAAATAATTCATCAGCAGTGGCAGCAATATTACTTCCAGTTGCTAATAAGAAACTCGCAACAAAAGTATTTGCTGTTGGAGCTCTAAAGTTTAAATAAGCATTAGGTGTACTTAATCCACCACTATTACTATAAAAAGGTACAGATCGTATCGCAGCACCTGTAGTATCATCTGCTAATGCAATTGATTTTGTAGTATTACTTGCAACCTCAATTTTTGAGTTTACAGGTAAAGTTGCACCTGATGCTGAAATAGTAATAGCCCCTGTTCCATCTGATGAAATAGTAGCACCATTTAAATTAATAGTATTACCTGATAAGTAAATATCTCTCCATCTCTTAGAAGCCGAACCTATATCATAAGTTTCAGTTGTATCGGGTAATAAACTTTGACCAATACTACTTAAATCATTTGTTTCACTAAAGTTAGCAACAGTGACGATACTATCACCACTATCTCTAATATAAACTTTTCTATCAGAAGTGTTTACAGCAATTTCACCTACTTCTAAATCACTTGTCGTAGGTACTGAAGAAGCAGTTTCACTTCTTTTAATCTTAATTACTGTTGCCATTTAGCCTCCAATTAACTATTATGGATATGTTCCACCGTCAATAGATGTGACTGTGACAACACCTGTTGAAACTGTAAAGTTATCTGAACTAAATGAAGCAACCCCTTTATTTGAAGTTGTTGCTAATTCAGCAGAAATTGTTAATCTATTTGATTCAACTGATGTATCAATACCTTCACCAGTTAAAAATTCTAATGTTTGTCCAAGGGCAACTGAACCTGTTGTTGAACTTTCATCAGTAATTGAAATTGAGCTATTTTGTAATTTAGCATTTGTGACATTACCATCAGTAATTTTAACAGTTGTCACTGCATTAGTTGCTAATTGTGTTGCAGTAATACCACCATCCATTACTTGTAGGGCATCACTAGATACTTCAATCGTACTATTATCAGCAACTACATCAAGTTGATTACCAGTTTTTGTTAATGCATCACCAGCAGAGATTTGACCTGCGCCAGAGAATTGAGCAACTGTAATATTTGTTGTACCTAATGTAGGTGTTCCATTATGTGTAAATACATAACCGTTGTCAGCATTTGTAGAACCTCCTTCAACAAATACAAACGAACCACCTGTAATTTCAGCAGCGGCATCAGCATCTGGAGTTCTTGTTAATACATATGCTGTTGAACCATCTCCTACAACTGAAACTGTATATAAACCATTTTGAACAGGATCAGTTTGATCTTTTAATAATATTCTATCATCTACCGATGGAGTTTGTCCATCAATAGAGAGCGCACCATTTGAACCAGCAGTAATTGTACCAGCACCATTATTATAAGTACCAGCAACGTTTGCTGTTGAAGCATATAAAACCGAATCTTTTACATCTAAACCATTTGCAACACTATCAACATAAGCTTTAGTAGCAGCATCTTGGTCACTTGATGGATCAGATACATTTGTAATTCTACTTGAATTAACATCTACAACACCAGAACCTTTAGGGTCTAATATAATGTCAATGTTTGTATCACCACCAGCAGAAGCTAATGTAATACCACTTCCAGCAGCAGATGGTGTTAAATCTAGGTAATTAACAGCAGAGGCAGTAGTATTTACTACAATCGCTTCATTACCATTTGCATCAGCAATAAATCCGCCATCAGCAATTTTAGGTGCAGTAAGTGTTTTGTTAGATAATGTTGCAGTTCCAGAATCTACATAAGTTTTAATTGCCTTAGCAGAAGCGATTGTATCATCACTAGCTGAAACTGAACTTAAATCTGTATCTAAAACACCAGAAGCTAAATCAGCAACTTCAATATTTGAAATTGAGTTTCCAGTACCATTTGCGTCAAATGTTTTGTTTGTTAATGTATCTGTACTTGAAGCAGTAATAAATCCAGATGATGAGTTATCATAGTTTGCTAAATTATTATCTACAACTAAATCAATTGTACCGTCTGCATCTTGGTAAGTTGCTGTAATTAATGTTTCAGTATTTGAACTGAACATTGCACCAGCAATGTCTTGTATTCTTTCAGTTTGTAATGTGACATTACCTGAAGATACTGAAAAATCTGTCGCATCAAATGAAGCGACACCTTTATTTGTATCAGATGCGTCTTCAGCAGAGATAGTAATTGTATTATCAGAAGAAATTGATGTATCAATACCTTCACCACCAGTAAAAGTTATTGTTTCACCTGTTGATACTGAATCGTTTGAACCACTATCGGCAGCAATTGATAAAGTAGAAACTACTGTACCAAAACTTAAATTTCCTGAACCATCTGTTTTTAGATATTGGCCGCTTGTCCCGTCAGCACTTGGCAACGTAAGTATATAATCACCTGCTAACGAATTAGGTGCTTTAATTCTTACTCTGCTTGTACCATTATTAACACCTTCATATAAATCTATTCCTCCACCAGTTGTTGAGTTATTTCCAACAAGTAGTGTGTCTATTTTATTATTTGAATCTGTTAATATTGCTGATGATGCAGTTAATGTTCCTAAAGTGTGATCTAATTTATCTGTAAAATATTTACCACCTATTACATCAATATTTGCTGCTTCACCATCTGTTTCTGTACCTGTTCCTATAAAAAGTTGTTCACCAAAACTACCGCCTACACCATATGAATAGGCCAGTTCTCCTTGGGCAAGTGCCGATGGTTTACTTGTTCCTGATGATCGTTTAATCTGAAGTATTGTTGCCATTTATTTAATTCCCCTAAAACTGACCACCGCTAAATTTTAATGTTCCAGTTGTCGTTTCTATTGTCGTTCTTGTTGTAAATTTTTGTGTACTTGCATCATATTGAATCAATGCGCCATCTTCTAAGGTTGTGACATTCACATCAGAAAGACCTTTAAATGTACTTGATATTGAACTGCTAGGAACTTGAACAGATACTCTTTGAGGACCTGAATTATTATTTCCGTTAATTTTAGCAATAATGTTAGCCATATATTATCTCTCTTGTAATATATTTATAACAAAAATGTGTTGAAAGAATATTATTTTTATAAAGAAACTTGAGGATGCACTGTAATAATACCTTCTATAACACGTGTAATTGTACTATCAGATGTTCTTGTAATTTCAACATCATAAACATATCTCGCTGGTGCGTCTAATGCAGACGTTTCATCAGCACTTAATGAAAGTGTAATTACTCCTGTTGTTGGAGTAGAAATAGCTGTTGTAATTGTTGTTCTTGTACGAGTAGAAGCGTATCCTAACGCCATTTTAGCAGTTGCAGTATAACCAGTTAAATCAAATACATCACCTGCGTTATCTTTCACAGTGACATCAGAAGTAAAAGTTGTTCCTTGATCTATTCTAAGGTTTGCTACTGCCGCCATTGAGTTTTAACAATTCCTCTTTTATTTTGTTATTGTAGTAATTTGTTAAAACATCAATTTTTTCTAATTCAAGTTCGTGTCTTACTTTTGATTGTAAAATTTCTGCTCTAACTGTAATTATGTTTTTTAAAGAAACAGGTAATTCACTTTCTTTATATACTTTTCCGTCAATCGTAATTGTTTTTTCTTCAGTCATTTCATTTCCTTTTTAATTATTAATTTATTATTTAGTTTGAAGTAAAAGTATTAGTTGCTTCATCATAAACATCACCAACAGAAGTTTCATTTGTTGTTAGTACCCAATGAGGCCATTTAGATTTTGACTTGTTCTCTAAATATTGTCTACCTAATTCTTCTACTAAATTATTGTCTGAATCTGTTAAGTGTATATCGTCAACAACAACAACATCAATTACTTTAAAATTTAATCCTATTTTAGCAAAATAAGCCATATCTATATAAGTCCTAGTACTGAAATTGTTTTTGTTTCTATTACAATCCAACCTTGAGTTGCATCTACATAAATTAATTTATATTGTGTATTATTCGTATTTAATTGAGCATCAATTGGTAAACTTCTAATATTATTACCATTTCCACTTAATAAAACTCTATTAGTAGCAAATGTACCTGCTACATCTACTATTGCTACAGTGTCATTTAATTGTGGATTACTTGGTAATACTACTTCTATTTGTCCGCCAGTAGTATCTAATAAAAATCCTTGTCCTGATTCTATATTAAAAATAGTTGATCCATCAGCATATTTTGTAGGTTGCCAATCGTAATCTTTTCCTGTAGTATAAGCTAATTTTCTTGTTTTAGTACCCATTTAAAATCCTTGTTATCTTATTATTTATAATAAAATTACCGCACTACTTGAAAATTAAATGCCAGATTTATTAATTCTTCTTTATTCTCATTTGCTGTTATATAATGTTTTAAATGTGAATTAAATACAATAATAAAACCAGGCTCCAAAGGTATTTTCCATAGACCGTGTTGTATTCTACCATCTTTATATTTAAAAACAATATTTGATAACTTAGGACCTGATGATGCTGTATATAACGCAGAATATTCTGGACTATCTTTTATATTATTAATGTCTAAATGACTATGAGTATTAATTGATTGATTTTGTTTTTGAAATAATGCAGTAATTGATCTTTTTTCATCTATTAGTGGACTTAATGCAAATCCATATTCGACAAACCAGTGATCTAATACATAAGTTCTCAACCATTCAAATTCTTTAAGATAAGGCATTGTATAATAATCATTTAAATGCCAGTATTCATCTGATACAATTTTATTTTTTTTTCTACAATTAAATAAACAAAGATTTTTTATTAAATCTGGTGTGATTTTTGTTTCTTTAGGAATTTTAATTTTTAATAAAATGTCTTGGGTAAGTTTTTTTTCAAACCAATTTCTTTTAAATTCTTCAGAGGTCATAATCATAATATAATATATTTTATAATGTTAAATATTATCCCAAACAGATGTATCTGGATTCCATACAAGATTATTAGTTTCGCTACCCTCTGTTCTACTTAACCATCTCTGATTACTTTCGTCCCATTCAATTGATCTAGGATTACCATTATCGTAATTGATTACAGTAGGAAAAGCAATAGGTGCTTCCCAAACACCTGTAGTAGTATTTAATGTCCAAGATGCATAATCATTGAACTTTGGCGAATAAAATATATCATTTGTTTCATCATAAATATATCCAATAGCAGCACCGTTTGCTCTTAAAGCTTTTGATTGATCAGCAGATGGTGTTGTTTTTTCTTCATCTGAATAATGAACACCCATTAGAGTATTTATTGATGTTTGTTTCCAAATAGGCCAACCTGTAGAATTTTCTAAAAATTGTCTACCTAATTCTTCAACTTCATTTCCTGCTTCATCTCTTAGTACATCATCAGAAACTACTACAACATTTAAAACTTTACTATTTAATCCTATTTTTGCGAAATGTGCCATATTTTATATTCCTATGCGTAAATACGATATCTTAAAATTACAGTTCCAGCTTGAACTCCTGCTGGTACACAAGGTACTTTTGATATACCTCCACCGCCGGCACCAGTATTTGGTCCGTTTCCAAAACCGTGTTGACCTGGAGTTCCTGGTTGTTGGTACCCACAACCTCCGCCACCGCCAGAGTAATATTTTGCTACGCCTGAGATTGAAGTTTGTGCACCATCTCCACCAGGTGTTGCTTGACCGCCTGAAGCGCCTTGAGTTGCGCCTCCGCCTCCACCACCAGCAGGTCCAGGTGTAGGACCGCCAGAATTTCCTTGAGGAGGTGCTACAGGTGGACTATTTCCACCGCCACCAGATCCTGTTGCCCAAGGTGGAATACTTTCTCCACCAGCTCCACCACCGGATCCACCACTTTGTCCATTCGTTGGACCAAAAGCTGATCCACCGCCGCCACCACCAGCAGATGTAATATTTGAAAAAGATGAGCTTCCACCCGGTCTTCCGTTATAATTATTTTGTGGACCTGGACCAGGCACACCCGCCGCACCTACTGAAATTGGATAAGTTGTAGCTGTGACTGTAATACCAGAATTCGCTGCTAATGGCGATGCAGTATGAGGTGATGCTAAAGGATCAGAAGTGTTTTTACCCTCTCTGAAACCTCCGCCGCCTCCGCCGCCATATCTATTATTACCATTCGCACCTCCACCAGCGACTACTAGATAATCTACGTTTCCAGGTGATGCACAACCACAAATGCTATTTACTACAAAACAACCTGAAGACGTAAATGTGTGTACTGCATAATTACCATCAATTGTTTTACAACCACCCTCAGCACATATAATTGATGGTGGAATATAAGGATCGTCAACTGTTAATGCAGTTCTTACTGAATTTTCTACTACAATCCAACCTTGTTCTGAACCAGTATAAACTAATTCTGCTATTGTATTATTTGTGATTAATTGAGCGTCTAATTCTATACCTCTAATTTTAGAACCACCTCTACCTATAACACATCTATTTGTACCAAATGTTCCTGAATGGTCTATAATACCAACAGCATCACCTTGGCTTGGATTTGAAGGTAATACTATTTCTATTTCTCCACCTGTAGTATCTAATAAAAATCCTTGTCCTACAGCAGCATTATATACTGTTGAACCATCAGCATATCTTACTGATTCCCATTGAATATCTTTTCCTAGTGTATTTGAAAGTTGTCTTGTTTTAGTTCCCATAATAATTTCCTATTATAGTGGTAAGTATCTATATTGTATTTCAGCGCTAGCCGCAGGAGCAACTTGAAAAGTTAATGTTGTTCCAGATATTGTATAGTCCGTTGTTGGAACTAATACAACACCGTTTACGATTACTAAAATATCATTTACTGATCGACCACTTGTTATTGTAAATGCTGTTGTTGAACCATCACCTGTATCTGTACCGCTTGAATAAGATAAAGATATAATATTTGACTTTTGTATCTTTTTTAAAGCAGCAGCATCAGTATCATATACTAAAAATACATCATCAGAAGCTGCAGTGGTTGCAAGTTCTGTATGACCTGTGATTACCGTTGCATCTAAGTTTGATTGTCTTATCTTTGCCATATCTTATCCTTAAATTGGTAGTTCCCTTATTACTACTGAATCCTGATCAGCAGGTGCAGTACCAAAAGTTAATGTTGTTCCTGAAATTGTATAATCAGTTGTGGGTTTTTGAACCAGACCGTTCAATGTCACAATGACTTTATCAACTGTCATACCCTGTGTGATAGTGAAAGCTACAGTTGAACCATCACCTGTATCAGTTCTAACATTTATTTCTGTCGGCCTGTCTTTAGCCTGAATATATCGTACCATTTCTATTACCCGTTTTTCTCTTAAACGTCTTCTAAAACTGATAAAACAACATCAATAGAAGAACCAGCTGATGCTTCAGCTCTAATTACATCTCCTGCAGTTCCGTTGTTCATAAGAACTAGTTTATTTCCTTGCATTATTTCAACTGTTGTATTACCAGGAACTTTTAAATCTTTTACAATATATCCATCATTTGTTGCATCGTAGTTATCTAAAAAGATACCCACTGTTCTTTCAGATGAGTTTTTGTTGCAGATTGAAATTCCGATAACAATTGATTCTAATGCAGATGAACCAGCGCCAGCAGGTGTTGTGTAAACAGCATCTCCTGATGCACCAGTGTTCGTACTAATATCAGCTTTTACTTGTCTTTTAAAATCGTTAGCCATTGTTAACCCTTTTTATTATTTATACACGAACTACAAGATTAAATTAAAAAATTCAAAACTATTTTCGTATATACTTATTTATATTTATATTATTCTTAATTAACCTAACGCAATAGATTGAGCTATTGCAAAAGGTTGTGTCGCAACATTTACATTATCTATTGTAATTGCTGCACTATTTAAACTAGTTAAACCACTTAGAGCGCCACCAGTTAAAGTAGCAGTTCCATCAGTTAACGTTGTTGACGTTAAACTTGTTAAACCAGTAATTGTCGAATTAAGTGATATTGTTAATGTATCTGTTGCGCTCACTGTCGCTGATATACCACCCGATCCCACAAAATTTAATATATCACCACCCTGTATAGTTTGAGTAGTTGATGTTTCATCTCTTATTATAAAGTTGTTTACACCACCTATAGCTTCATTAATAGCAGCAATAACACTTGATTTATCAGATGTTAGTAAAGATGATAAATCACCTACATCTGTACCTAGACTATTAAACGTTGTTCTAAACGTATTAATTGTATCTGTTGTTGCTACTGATCTTGTTGCCATTATTTTTTAACAACCTCTTTAATTAAACTTTTAATTTCTCTTAATTCTGCTTTCAAGTTATTTATTTCCTTTACAGCACTTCTTATTTCATCACCTTGTTTTTCTCTAGCTCTTATTCTAGCCATATAAATTGAATATTCACTTGTATTGGTATTGACAATTCCATTTGATTTTGTATCTCTAACTAAATTATCAAATCCTTTTACTTTCAATCTCGTCATATTAAACTGCTAATGCTATAGCCCTCATATCTCTTATAATAGGTGGGTATGATGATATACTACCTGTCATTGTAATTTTAATTTGAAAACTTGTGAAATCGTGTACACCTGATACTGAATATTTGTATTCTTTAAATGTAATATCATCTTCAGCAGGTGTCACTGTTGTGTCTTCACTACCATCGCCATTAAATGCAGTCCAAGTTATATCTTCAATTTTTCTTTCGTCTTCAGGTCCCAATACTCTATAATAAACTTTAACATTTGAACTTGATCTTACATTTTGAGTAAGTCTTACATCTAAAGATGTTGATGAATTTTCAAGTATAATTGGTTTTGTTAAATATACTGCCGCAGTTGATGTTCCTGTTGATGCTGTATCAGCAATATAATTTGGTGTATTTCCAGAAGTTGGATTATTTAATCTATTTGTAATTGTAAATACACTCATTCTTTGCGTATCCAATACTGGTGAAAGTTTTGTATTTGTAGTTGAAAATTCTAATATTGTCCAAAAAGATTTTTGGCCAGACATTTCATTTGTTTCATTAATACCACTCATTACTGCTTGTGGTGCACCAAAGTAAACATTGTCTGTATTTACAATTGAAAGTTTATTTGCATTTGATGTTAATGTAAACTCTGATTCTGAACCGTGAATAGATTTACCTGTTGATGGTCTTATGTAATAATTAATACCTGTTCCTGGTAATTGTAAAGTTTGAATACCAGACAAATTAATAACATCAAAGGTTCTATTTTGAGTTGCTTCAACTGTAGCACCACCAATATCACCAGATGCTGTAGCAGATGTTGAATCAGGTAGTGTTATATCATAACTGTCTAAAGTTATATTTGAAATATTAGTAAATGTTGCATTTAAAACATCAGCGTTAATACCATTATATGTTCCAGATGCTATACCAGATATAGTGACATTATTATCTGTACCATGCATTCCGTGATTTGGATGGAAAACTCTAATTACATCTGAACCATTTGTCGTTCTTAATGGATTATTTCTTAATGTTCTTGTCGGTAATGTATCATTTGTTAATGTTATAGTACCTAACACATTAGAAAATTCTGCTCTTCTAATTTTAAATTTCATATCTTCGTTTTGATCAGCAGTCCAAGTCACACCATTTTGTGATTTAAATAAAACACCTGCATATGGTTGTTGTGATATTGTTCTATCTGAATCTAAAGCAGTTTGACCTAATCTTGCAACAAATACATTATAATCAGTTGAGTTAGCCATTACAACAAAAGCATATTCTGTATTTTCTTGTAAATAAACAGGACTAGAAAATGTAAATTTAGTTGCTGTTGTTCCATCTGAACTTATTGATACATCATCAGGATTTTTAACAACTTCTGAAAATGGTAAAATGTGTTGACCTGGATAACCATTAACAGTATCTCTAATTTGTAATGTCACAGGAACATTATCATCTTTTGATTGAAAATATAAATCAATAGATGTTAAGAAAACTCCACCCGCATCATCAATCATAAATGTTTGTGCTAATGGATCGTGGTATCCTACTTGTCTTGCTGCACCTCTTTGAACATCTGTTCTTGTAATATTTTCAGTTTCGTTGGTTGCTCTAAATTCAACACCTGCTGTTCTTGTTGAAATTATTGTATTTTGTACTGTTTCTAGCACACCTCTTGCGATATATTCTGCATTGGCAGCTGTTTCAGGTGCTACTGTTAAATCATTAGTAGATGAACTAGTTAATCTAAATTGTCTCTGACCTGTTCTCCATCTAGGATTTGCGTCAACAGTTGGGTCAGGAATTGCAAATGAACCTGATACAGCACCATTTGAATCTGTCACCAAATTACCACCTAAAGAACCTCCTGTTGGAGTTATATAAGCAGTAATATCATCACTATCAAAATAAGCGTAAACTCTTGTGTTTGGTTTTAGTCTTGTTGCACTAAATGTTAATGTTCTACTTCTAATAAATGGAACAAATGCCACAGATATAATTCTATCACCAATATTTTGTGTAATTGTTTTAGGAACTAATACTTGTCTAATACCTGTTCTTGTAGCAGTACCTGTTCTAGTAGTAGTTTGTATGTCACGTTGCATTACTCTCCAACCGTGACCTCCTCTTTGTTCAAATTGTTCTGTACTATTTGTAGTTGATACACCAGTCCAATGATTTTGCCATTCATTCCAAACAGTTCCTAATTCTACAGATGTTAAATTTGGATTTCCTGATTCTTTAACTAAAGTATCCCAAGAGCCATCATCATTACTAAT